AAAGCTGGGCTTACAAGCCTTGACAGGCGGAAGCCCATTGTTTGCCGCAGAAGGAGCTTATGTTACCGGGCCAACAAGTGCTGTAGTTGGCGAAGGTGGCGAACCTGAGTACATCATCCCAGAATCAAAAATGAACAACGCGATGTCACGCTACTCTCAAGGCAGTCGTGGCTCTTCTATCCTTGCTGCGGGTGGTTCATCTCCTAGCGGAAGAGGAGGCGGAGGAGCTGGTGGAACGGTTGTAAATTACAACGGCCCAACATTAAACTTCAACTCTGAAGACTTCGTTCCTGTTAGTGCTGTCTCAGGAATTATCAATGAAGCAGCAAAGAAAGGCGCAAAAGCAGGAGAGCAGCGCACCTTTGCTACGCTAAAAAATAGCAGAAGTCAGCGGAGTCGATTAGGTCTATGAGCATCCAAGCCGTTGCAAACTTGATAACCGTTTTCAGTGCTAGGGGAATAATCCAGCACCGTTTTCAAAACGCTAAGGTGGGCAAAACAATGGCATATAACGGCGTAAGTTTTAGCTACCTTTCGTTTATCTATCAGGGAGCAGCCAAGAATCGAACGGGTGACAATATAGTTTCAAGCCTTGCGATGTCTGTCAATCCCGTTTCAATGGGTCATGCCACCGAAGCTATTACCAATAAATGGAACGTCAGAGTCGATACTTGTGCGATGAACCCGAGCACTTTTGACGTGTCTCGAATCCTTACAACTGAATTTTGGATTGCTTCTAGCATGGGTTACGACACGACAACTGTTGAGATTTCACTAAGCAGCAGTATTGATGCTGTTGGCCTTGTCTTGCCACCGCGAGTTTTAAATGAGACCCTAGTGGGCAAATTGCCGAGCACTGGAGTGATTAACGTTCGATGACTCCTTTTGACCTGATTGGCAAGAGTTACCGATTAGGCGCAGATTTTGTCTCAAGACCTGAAGGGGATTGCCTGGCCTTGTCACGGTTTGTGCTTGGTTACTACGGCATTGGAACGCCTGAGCCTCAGCGCAGCTGGTATCGGCGTTTACGAAAAGGCGACACCACAGTATTCAAGAACGAGTTGGAGCGTTGGGGGAATCAAACATTAGACTTAGGGTGTGGCGTGGTCGCTCTTTGCGAAGCAGAGTTTGGTTATGGCATGGCAGTCTGGTTTGAGGAAGGATGGCTGAGCTTCGTCGGGTCGGAGGTGAAATGGAGTCCCATCGGCGGCCTAGTGGTCGTCGAGTGCTATTGCCAGCGGAAGTAGAACTATGCGAAGCGGTAGGTCTTAGTGAGGACGAGTATTGGTATTTTGTTGAAGCCGCAGAACGCTATAACGGAGAAAGGAGTGAAGCTTACGCATTAATTCCTGACATTAGAGCTGATGCCGTAGTAACACCAATCCTGGTCAGCCTTGTTGTTGGTGCGCTCTTTACTGCGGCCAGCGTCCTGCTGGCACCTAAGCCTCAAAGCCCTGAAAAGAGCGAAAGAAAAGATCCAAGACGTTTAAGCCTTGGTGGTCAAACCGGGCCAACTCGTTTTTCTCCAACAAGTGGTTTTGATTCAACCCAAGAGCTAGCGCGCTTAGGCGAAACTATTCCGCTGGTATTTGCTAAAAAAGGAGTCAGGGTTGCCAGTTCCTTGCTTTGGTCTCAAATTATTGCTGAGGCCAGGGGTCAGCAAATGCGGGGGCTGTTTTTGTTTAGTCATGGCCCGACAGAAGGGCGTCCTGATTATGAAGGCTTAGCGATTGGCGACACATTGTTGCGTTCGTATACCGCTCCCAAGGTTGCAGCATATTGGAAGCCAAACGGTGGGCGTCCCCTCGAAACGAACGACAGGTTTCCTGAAAGTCTTGCAAGAATTATTCCTAACGGTGATGCGTTCGCAACGATTTGGGACACCGCCAGTCCTAGGGGCTATTACCCTTATTTTGTAGGAGCCAGAACACCAACAACACAGACAACTTTTGGCGCTTATGCACCGTCATACAACGGAACTTGGTATAGACCTCAATATGAGCTAATCCTTGTTCCTACAGATGGAAACGCTGACTTCAAGGAAGACCTAGAAAAACGAAAAAAACTACGAGGGAGACCGGGCAGTTCGCCTACGGTTTTCTCTCAAGGAACGTTTTTTGATTTAGTTCGGAATCCTGGCGTTCCAAACGGGATTTTGGCTCATGGAGCAAGCCCAAACACTTGCGGATTTGTGGTTCCAGGTGGTGATACAGGCTTCTATGACCAAATTCGTTATCGCATTACTACACGCCTAGAGCAAGTTAAGAGTCCTGAATTTGAGCCAGAAAGATTAGATTTTGTAAATTCGGCAACGACGACATCGCGAATCTCGACTGATTCAAGCATTGCTCTTGGTGAGCTTTACCTTGTTGGCGATACTGTTCTAGCTGTCTGCACTGAAATCCTTTCGTCAGATCACTCTGACGCATTTAAGCCTTGGTCGGCTACGCCTCCTGTTGATAAAAACGCCTGGTTTAGCGTTATCACTTCTGGTTGTGTTCAATGCCCTACTCTTGACATTGCAATTAATAATCCTTTAGCGCCGTGGCAGGCTTATCCGTTAATGCGGGCTGCTGTTGCGACAGTCTCAAACACTCGATCCTGTAGTGCGACTGAGCTTGTGATCAAATCGCGTGTTTGGCGTCAGATCAGTGGGTTCCCTGACATGAATGCTCACCCCGGAGAAAAACTTATTCAAAGCTACGAAGACGAAGGTGGAAGTATCACTCTTGGAACGATAAACAAGTATTTGCGGCGGTTAAGTTTTTTCATGCTTGAAACTCGCCTTGTAAATAGCAGCGGTAGCTGGATTGATTTGACAGGTGATGAGTTCTTTTTTGTGGAAGGCAATAAACCTGTTGATCAGTACAACTACATTCGAGTCAACCATGAATTTAATGAGCATGAGTTTCGCTTGCGTCCGGTATCAGGCATTGCAGCGTTGCGCAAGTTTGGAGCGAACGGTCAAGCTGCTTTTCGTCGCTTGAGATATGGACTTGAAAGTAGTTTTGTGGCTCATGGTCGATTCGTTTATTACAGCGGTCAAGAGGTTGTTATTAACAAAGAGTACGTTGAAAATCCTGAGTTTATAAGGCCGGGGTCGACAAGCGAAACAGGTGGAGCTTTGTCTAACAACGGGATTACTCCAATTCAAGCGGGCACATTTGGCCAGCCAACTGCTGGCGACTGGGAGCCTAGGGCGTTTGAAAGCCGATATAGAAGAACTCCACCACAGAATTATGTGCAGAAAATGATAATTCAGCGGTCGGGAACGACCCTTTATTACTACCTCTGGGATAACAGAATTATTCAATCTGGGCTTTTGCCAACAATGGCACATGAACCGCCCCCAGCGTTTGCGGGCGACTACCGGTTTGCCTGGACCGTAAATAGTCCCGATGACAACAGAGAGGTGATTGGCGGAATCATGCGGGCGTACAGGCAAATTGACGCTTTTAGGAGAACGCAGATTCCTGGCAGCGCGCCGATTGACGCAGCTTCGACGGAAGCTATTCCAGTTTCAACAAACGGCGTCGGGCTTCGTTTTTGGGTAGAGCTTTGGACGGGACGAAGGGGTGAAGTGGGGTATAAGTGGTATATCGACTCTAACAACAGAGGTTCAGGTTATAAGGCCGGTGATTTTGTCAAGGTTCAATGGAAAAATGGAACTGTACTTCACGGCGTCAGAATTACGTCTACGTCAACAATTGTAATAACCGATGAGCCAGATCAAAACTACGCGCCCTATGACGCTGCGTTAGACGTTCTTTCTTACGATTCTCAAAACGCAAGCAACATTGACGGCCCAGAACATGAAGTTGTTGCTGTTAATGAAAAGATTGAACAACCAGCTCCTTTGTATACGGGGCTTACAATTGGTGGATTGCGGCTTGATTCATCTAGCGAATGGCAGCAATTTACAAATTTCTCTGCCTTTATGAAGCGAGGCATTATTCTGGAAAATCTTGCTACGGGCGGTTCTCAAGCTTCAAATCTTCTGCCTGACATTGTTTTTGGGATGATGACTAATCCAGTCTGGGGCGCTGGCGAAGTTATTGGGCCTCATCAGGTTGACAAAGACTCAATGGTGATTGCGTCAAAATTTTGCAACGCAAACGATTTTACCTGGGATGGTGTGGTTAGCGATAAAATTAATTTGCGAGAATGGGTTTTTGAAAACGCTCAGTACAACTTACTTGACGCCACCGTTGTTGGAGGTCGTTTCGCTTTAATCCCAGCAGTTCCTTATACGACTGATTTTAAAATTGGCAATTTTGTCAAGCCTGCAATCAAAGCGTTGTTTACTGATGGAAACATGCGGAATATGCAAGTTGAGTTTTTATCGCCTCAAGACCGTCAGTTATTTAGAGCGACAATTAATTGGAGAGAAGACAAAGAAAACGGTTTTCCCGTAACTCGTCAGTTCAGTGTTCGTATGGACAACACTCAGGGAGGAGCTGAAAATGATCCTGAAGAGCGTTTTGATCTAAGTGGCTTCTGCACTAGTCAAAATCACGCAACTCAGTACGCAATGTATGCCTTAGCAGTGCGTAAACATGTTGATCACATGATTACGTTCCAGACAACACCTCAAGCTGCGATGGGAATGACGCCAGGCGATTACTTCCGAGTGTCCAGTAATTCAACGCACACCAGTCGCTTCAACAACGGTTCAGTCAACCCTGACGGTTTTATCAATAGCGTTGAAACGCTTGCTGATGGAACGCATAATGTCTACTACTGGAAACCAAACACCGAAGAGGTTCAAGAGGCTCAAATGGTGGTGAGTGGCGGGAAAGCTGCGGATCCTGCGTTTTACGGAGTTGTTTTTACGGTCACAACCCAAACAAGCGAAACCCGCGTTTACAAGCTTGAGTCATTGACTTATGGTGAAGACGGCTTGATTGATGTTGCCGGTTCTCACATGCCATTGACGAACATTGGAACGCTTGCCATCTTAGACTGGAATCCAGACTATTTTATTTTTGCAGGCATCTAGGGTTTAAGGTATGGCTGTCTTTATTTTCCCAAACATAAAGCCTTCAGGCAGGAGTTATAGCCCTGGCTCTTACCCGCAAACAGAGTTTAAAGCCCAAAACGGCGCCAAGACAATTGTTCGTTATGGCAACAAGCGAGTTGATGCTACGCTTGCGTTGACTTTTAGTAATATTACCGATATTCAAGCAGCATTGATTTTAGACAATTATGAAACCGTTAATTCTGAATGGAACAGCGTACTGTTTAATACTTTAAACGCAGCTGCCGGAGCAGGAGAATCTTTAGCTCTGTACTTAACGGAAAGAGGAGGGTCAGGCTTGAGATGGCGCTACGCAAGCCCGCCGAAGGTAGACTCTGTCTATCCTGGCTTAAGCACGGTCAGCTGTGAGTTTGTCGCTGTGCTTGACGGCAATTAAGCTTTATCAAAGGTGAGTCATTATGCCATTTTACGCAGGCCAGCAAGGAAAGCTTTTTATTGATGGCAGCGCCACCGCTGCTGCAAAAGTGGTGAGTTGGTCATTTAACTCAACACAAGCTGTTTTAGACACAACGACGCTTAGCGACACAGACAAAACTGGTGTCTACGGCGTTCGCAGTATGGCGGGCAGTTGTCGGCTTTATTATTACAAGTTTGCATCAGGAGCAGCACAACAAAACGATTGCGCCACGCTTTTGAGCAAAGTTCTCAAAACGTCTTCAGGCACAGCAGCAGGTGATGGAGAAAATGCCGCGTCAGACTCGGTAACATTGCGGCTTCATGTTGAGGATGGAACATCGAGCGGAAAGTTTATTGACATTCCCGCGCTTATCACAAGCGTGAGCATGGCAATGACTGTCGGAGAGGTGCTTGCTGCTGACATTGGTTTTGAGTCGAACGGTGCTCCTTTAAGCGCAACCAACATTCAGAGTGCTAGCTAATGGGCATTTATTTAGGAACGCAAGGCAGGGTTGAATTGCAACGCGAAGCAGGCGAGCAATCGCTTGTTACGCAACTCGATCCAAGCGATGTCAATGCTGGGTTAAAGCGTTTTAGTGTTGATTTTTCGGAATCAGCAATAATTTCAGGCGATCGAATAGAGATTGCAACGGTTGATGGCACGGGTTTGAAGCTGGTTTCAGGGCATCAAGACAGCGGTTCAAATTATTATCCTGACTGGACAGGTTTCGTTCATGTCGATGCAGCAGGAGGTTTAAGGCTTTACAGCACTTTTGCCCATGCCGTAACAGGTGGAATCACAAATGCTTTGGCCCTTGTTCAGCCCAGTGCGGCAAAAAATGTCAGTATTACGTCTGAGGACAAGTTTTATAACCAGATTGCTCAAGTGGTTAGTTACGAGCTGACAACTAGCCGAGATCAAGTCAATACTGATGTTTTAGGTACTGAATTTCACAATTACTATGAAGCGGGTCTGATCAGTGGTCAGGGCCAACTGTCTTGCTTTTGGGAACACACGAGGTCAAGCGGGGCTCGTAGTAGCGCAACAAATGAAGAGTTCCCGGCTTATTTGGCACGATTACTTTTACGCCTAAAGCAGGGAGCAGCTTTTAGAGGACGTTTTTACTTGTATACCGGCGAATCGGGGGATGCAAGCGTTTGGTATGAGTCAAGATGTTTAGTGAACAGCTTTGCGGTAAGCATCGAGACAGGGGAAGTTATTCGCACCAACATTCAGTTTGTAGCTACCGGACCAATTCAGTTGAAGCAAGGCTTTACGCAAGACGTACTGCTTCAAGAAGATGGAGCAAGCCTGATCTTGCAGGAAGACGGTACGAAGTTATTGCTTCAAGAGGAAGGCTAGAATCAGAGAGACCGAGCGGCCTTTTTAGGGAGTAGTAATGCCTGATCTTGAGATTAGTAATCTGCCCGAACTGACGGGCGCTGCTCTAGCTGCAACCGATCCTTTTGCCGTTGCTGACTTATCGGCTTCTGAGACCAAGCGGATCACAGCTAAAAATCTAGTCCAATCAGGCTTAGGATTGGTTGATGACGCAAGCATTCCAGCAGCAAAGGTTGCGGCGCTTGGAGCCACTCAGCTTGCTAGTAACAGCGTCACCACTGCCAAAATTGCCGACAGTGCTGTTAGTACAGCAAAGATTGCAGACGCTGGAGTTACCGACGCCAAGCTAGCGACCGGGCTTTCTGGGGCAAAACTGTCAAACGCTAGCGTTACAGCGACAAAGCTTGGTGCGGTTACTGATCGCGGCCTTGATCAGACTGGCGGGAAAGTTGGACATACAAACTCGTTAACAGCCGGAACTGCTTCGGGCATTTCATTTGACGCGCAGGGCCATGTTACGGCTGCGACTTCAATTCCTGCTGCTGATCTTCCGGCCGGGACAACTGCCGCAATTGGCGGGGTAAGTGTTCCCAGCGGTTCAGGTCTGACGGTATCTGCATCAGGAGCTCTTGATCATCAGAGCAGCATTACGGCTGGAGCTACGGCAAATATTGCTTATGACGAGCACGGGCATATTTTGTCAATTGAAGCTATTGATACTGATGATTTACCTGTTGCAACAACAGTTGCAAAAGGTGCTGTTTCTGTTCCAGTCAGTGGAAAGCTTGAAGTTTCTGCGACTGGGGTTCTTTCACTTAGCAACACTGCGGTTACGCCTGGCGTTCACTCGAAAGTAACAGTTGATGCTCAAGGGCGAGTAACTAGCGGCACTGGTCTTGACGCTGCGGATATTCCTGACTTAGCCGTTGACAAGCTGACCACTGGCCAACTTCCAACAGTACGAATTGCAGATGATGCCGTTACGGCTGCCAAGCTTGCCGACCGGTCTACTGCAACAATCGCGCAGACAACTCCGACCAATGGTGCATTTATAGGTCAGACGCACCTTAATTCCATTACAGGTGATTATTTTCTGTGGGATGGCAACGTCTGGCAACCAATTGGCATCAGCGTTGGTGAAATTGTTTTAGCTGGAACGTATAACGCGACCACTAATAAAGTGGCAACAGTTACGTCTGAGGGAACAGCTCTTGGTTTTGTCGTTGGCTCGGCTTTGCCTTCTGCGGCTAGCGCCAATAAGGGTTATTACGTCGTTGTTAGTACATCTGGAACGGGGTCAGCACCCGCCCCAGTGGTTGCTTTAAACCCTCCTGACTTTCTGCTATCTACCGGCTTGCTTTATACGGAGATTGATGTCTCTAGCACGGTTACAGCTCAGCAAGCCTCAAACATTGCGTTTACTGCTTCGGGCAGTATTGCATCGACGAATGTCCAGTCTGCGATTGAAGAGCTTGATACAGAGAAAGCTCCTTCTGCAAACCCTACGTTGACAGGAACTGTCACTTTAGACACTGCTGTAACACTGGTTTTTGAAGGCACAACAGCCAATGGATTTGAAACAACGCTGACGGTTGTTGACCCAACGGCTGATAGGACAATTGCGCTGCCGAACACTAGCGGCACTGTTGTTAGCACAGGAGACACGGGCACAGTTACAAGCGCAATGATTGCTGATGCAACTATTGTTAATGCTGATGTTAGTGCGTCTGCTGCGATTGCTGGCACAAAGATTAGTCCAAATTTTGGCAGTCAAAGTATCGCGACAACTGGCGTTATTAATGCTGGTTCTGGCACAGCAGCAGCGCCATCAGTTTCAGTTGGAACCGCAGATAATGGACTTTATTCATCAGGTACAGACGAGATAGGCGTTAGCACTAACGGGGTTCAGCGGCTAAAAGTCAACAGCTCAGGAAATGTTGGGATTGGAACGGCGTCGCCTGGCAGGCATTTGACCGTCAGCGGAGGTGCTGCTGAAGGTGCTATTCAAATTTCTAACAATACCAGCGGTACTGCGGCAGGCAATGGATTTGAATTAATACACTTTCCGACTGGAGAAACGCAGTTACTTAATCGTGAAAACGGTGCTATGCGTTTTGACACTAATAACACCGAGCGCCTACGAATTGACAACTCGGGTAAAGTTGGGATTGGAACTTCGAGCCCTAGTTCCCCTTTGCACGTTTCAGCAACTAATAATTCCGGCTGGGTTGCCCAGTTAGTCAATACAGGCACGGGAACTGACGCTAACGGTCTTCTTGTTCAAGCTAGTGATAGTAGTACAGAGTATGCTTTTAAAATTGTTCAAGATGATGGTACTAATCTATTAGCAGTCAAAGGTAATGGCAATGTTGGGATTGGAACGGCAGGCCCGCTGGTGAAGCTGGACGTTGTCGATAGTGCGGCAATGTCAGCAATTTTCAGGCAATCTTCTGGAAATCAAACCAGTGTTTACATAGAGCATGACGACAGCTCTGGCCGTATTGGCACTTCATATGCCGCAGGTGGTGGCGCATATAAACCCTTGGTGTTTGAAACATCAAATAGCGAGCGCCTCAGAATCGACAACTCGGGCAGGGTCGGAATTGGTGAGTCAAGCCCAAGTATGCGCTTGGACGTTAAAGGGACTGTATCGGCTGGTTCGGGAAGTGACGAAGATTTGCAGCAATGGAATATAGGATCTAACAATGTAAAAGCTGAAATCAAATATGTTGATGCCGCGGCTAGTAGAGGGATGTTATTTGGTACATCTACCGCGCATAATTTAGCATTTCAGACTAACAACACCGAGCGAATGCAAATCGGCAGCTCGGGAAATATTGGGATTGGAATATCTTCGTCTAGCGATAAATTG